CCGTATATGTCGATCTCATGGACTCTTTTAGAGCGTGAGGTGTGGCAACGAAGTTATCATGTTCCCTCTTTGTTTTCTCTTTGTTTACGGCAGCACTCCTCTTATCATTGGTGTCTTGGTTTAACGAATGGTCGTCGCCATGTTTATGCAGCAATGGCTAATCTGTATCCTCGTAAATTTGCTCAGGCGTGCGCAAGTGTGGCGCGCCCATTGATGGAGGGACAACAGATAGCTCCAATGATGATGGCTCAAGAGGCGATTGATCATATGTACCGTTTGATGAAGATTGATCTCTCAAATCCTATTTCTGTTCCTTTTTCCCTTCGTCCTTTGGCTAATATGTATCTTGGTGCTTCAGCTGGTCGGAGTGGTACTGTTAATTATATTCTTAAACCTACAGAGGAGATGCCTTATCCTGTTCGAGTTTCTAGTGCAGGAAAAAAATTGAACATTATGAACAATACTTTAATGAAATAATTGAGTACCTGCGAACGGGAGTGGAGCCGAATGTTGAATGGGTCCTCCCTCCAAAAAATGAAAACGGTACTACGTTTACGAAGCAGTATGATGATGAACAATGGGCTGCAGTGGAAAATAAATTGCGAGTGTTTAATATTCCTTCTGGAATTTATATAATGCTTGAGAGGATTGTAAGTCAATTTCGTCATATTAAAGAGCGAGGATGGGCAATACGTATAGGACATAAATGGTCGCATGGTGGTGCAGATACTCTTGCTCGTTGCTTAGGTGTAGGGGTTGCGAACATGTTTAAGAAAGTTTTGGTGGAAGGAGATATTGAAAAGTTTGACCAAGGGGTGATTGAGGACATTATTAATTTGTACTATTCAACAATGCATGTTCATCAGGCAGATGATGAGGAGAGGAAGATTTTTGAGAAAATTACTAAATTTCTCCTCAAGGTAATGTTGAATCGTGTCACAAGGATTTTTGGAGATGTTTGGGGAATTATCCGCGGTGGAGTTCCCTCAGGAGCATATAATACCAGTCATTTGGATTCTTGGGTAATGCTCTTTTATTTCTGCATTTTCTGTGTATTCACTATGAGTCAGGAGAAGGATCTTGAGGTGCGAGAGAAGCTTGAGCTGGAATTCTTAGCAATTGTAAAAGTGGTAGTGTATGGAGATGATCATCTTTATAATAAAGGTGAAGGATTGGCCTCCCACTACTTTTCCGGAACGGCTTTTGCTTCTTTTTTGAAGACTCATTTTAATGTTAAGCTTCGTGATCTTAAGGATGGAGTGGCCTTTGTTTCGAAGGTGAAGGATGGATGGATTCTGGAGATGGGAGCTACGTTTCTGAAACATCAGTTTGTTTTGAATCCTGAGACAGGGTCAGGTCAACCTACTTTCTTACCCTATCGTGAAAGTCGAGAATTTTTGGTTCGTGCGATATGGGGGAGAGAAACGCGGGCTCGAGATGAGATTGATGTGTTGCTTTCAATTCTTGGTCATGCTTATGGTACCTATGCTGCTAATCGAGATGCCTATGATCGGTTACATTTATTGTACTCAGAGATTGTCAGTATTATTGGTCCAGAAAATCTTCAAAATCGTATGCTGGAGAGAGTTTCTGTGGAAGATCTGAAGAAGATTCGTCAGATGGGAATGACTCCACAGGAAATAGTATCAGGATTTCCTCTCTGGGAGGCTTTGGTTCAAAAAAACGTGTATGATTCTACCTATCAGGATACAACTTATGCTTCTTATGATTTTCTAGATGATTTTGAGTCAGTGTCAGAACTAGATATTAGTTAGTTGGTCGGTTTATTTTGTCTCTTAGATGCAAGGACAAGGCCTTTAATGGTCAGGTGAGCTCTGTAGTCTAATTCTATGGAGAGA